GGATGCATACAAAGAGCGGCTTGAGTTTCCAGAACTTAAGAGAAAGGCTTACGACTACTGGGTAGATTGGCAACCTGATGCGTTTATCGTGGAAGCCAAAGCGGCAGGAACGCCGTTGATATTTGAACTTAGAGCAATGGGAATCCCAGTCTCTGAGTACACACCATCTAGGGGTAACGACAAAATAGCCCGTGTAAATGCAGTGGCAGACTTGTTTGCGTCTGGCATTGTATGGGCTCCCGAACTACGGTTCGCGGAAGAGGTTGTCGAGGAATTTGCATCTTTCCCTGCGGGAGAGCATGATGACCTCGTTGACTCTTCGACTCAGGCATTGCTGCGGTTTAGACAGGGCGGGTTCCTGAAACTGCACAGCGATGAGGAAGAAGAGCCAATGTATACTAGGAAGGCAAACTATTACTGATGGCTTTTTTGCAAAGCAACGTCCCGTACTTTAAGTGCTGGGTCAGAAGAGAATATACCCACAATCATCTTAAGTATCATGGCGAGTTTCTCCATGCGATGGTGGTTGCGGTAACAAGCATCCCATGCAGGTCGCTCAGTTTTCAGGTGATATTTACCGGCGCGGAAACGTATGATACCGATGAACCGAACTTGCATGGAGGCGCTATGTGGGCAAGGATGCCCCTTACGGCCTTGGTCGGTGATACGCCATTCGATGAGTGGCCAGATCCTATGCCAGTCTGGGCAGCACAGCCGTGGGATTGTTCATCAAGAACCCACAGCGTTTACGTCCTAGATCGTTGCACACCATGTCCTTGGCTTGCGAAGATAGACGGTAAGTTCTACCCTGCTAAATACTACTTCACGGTAGACTACACAGAATCAGAGATTGCAGATGATCCTGCACAGCACAAGCAGTCACACGTACTGGAGTTGTTAGATGCGGGACGATGGACGGGGAATATTGTGGCTTTACCCAATAATCGCGTCAGAGTTACTCACCCTGCTTGGTTTGAAATGGGCGAAGGAGCCCCAGACTTCAGGCCATCGCAGCACATTCACTACAGTAAATCAGATCTAGATTACACGCTCGATGTGAATCAAGTGTTCGATAATTTATATTCGGAGCAAGCCGATGAAGAAAAGTAAGATGGGATATGCCGGTGGCATGAAGACCAAGATGATGGGCTCTGGCAAAAAGACCAAGATGCCTATGGTTGAGAAAGATGGCCAGATGGTTCCAGCGTTTGCGGCAGACGGCAAAGGCAAGATGGCTGGCGGCGGTAAGCTTCGCATGAGCCCCAAGATGATGGCTAACGGTGGCCCTACTGGCGCTCACAAGCGAGACATGGAAAAATCAGAAATGGCTCGCGGTAGTGGCGCAGCCAGACCCCAGCCTTTTAGAAAGAATGGCTAATGGCTATTGATAGAACCATGCGCTCCAATCCGTTAGTCGGAGATGGAGAAGACATAGAAATCGAGATCGAAAACCCAGAATCTGTTTCTATCGAGACAGAGGATGGTGGCGTTATTCTCGACTTTGACCCGGACGCAAGCACCCTTGCTGCGTTGGGTATGCTCCCACATGACGCTAATTTAGCAGAGGTGATCGATGAAGGTGAGTTAAACCTTATTGCTTCTGATCTTGTTGGCATGTTCAAGTCTGACAAAGAGAGTCGGTCAGACTGGGAAAGATCCTATGTCGATGGTTTAGATCTTCTGGGCCTCAAGCATGAGGACAGAACCACCCCTTGGGACGGGGCTTGTGGAGTCTTTCATCCCCTTTTGTCAGAGTCCGTTATCAAGTTCCAGTCCCAATCTATTCAAGAACTGTTCCCTGCAAGTGGACCAGTCAAGACATCTGTTGTCGGTAAAATGACCGATGACAAAGAAAAGCAAGCCCACAGGGTTCAAGATTATCTCAACTATTTGTTGACAGAAAAAATGACGGAGTATCGGTCAGAGACCGAGAAGATGTTGTTCTCTTTGCCTTTGGCAGGGAGTGCTTTCAGAAAAGTCTACTACGATCCAAGCATGGGCAGACCTTGCAGTATGTTTGTACCAGCAGAAGACTTCGTTGTTAGTTACGGAGCTTCTGATTTAACGACCTGCGAACGTGCAACGCACATCATGAAGCGCACGACAAACGAGATCCGCAAGCTTCAGGTGTCAGGATTTTATCGAGATATAGAGCTAGGCGCTCCATCTCCTGATGTTGACCGCGTAGAGGAGAAGTACAATCGCTTAACTGGCGACAATAACAGCTATGAGTTGGATTCTAGGCACACAATCCTAGAGATGCAGGTCAATTTAGACCTCGCAGGTTTTCAGGACGAAGAGAATGGGGAGCAAACAGGCATTGCTCTACCCTATGTTGTGTCTATTGACCTCGGATCTAGGGATATTTTATCGATTCGTCGCAACTGGTACGAGGGTGATGACCTAAAAACTAAGCGAGAGCACTTCGTTCACTACCAATATATACCCGGGCTAGGGTTTTATGGGTTTGGTTTGATCCACATGATAGGTGGATTGGCCAAATCAGCCACTTCATTGCTTCGACAACTGGTAGATGCAGGCACGTTGTCTAACCTACCGGGCGGTTTGAAGGCCAGAGGGCTGCGAATTAAGGGTGATGACACCCCAATCATGCCCGGTGAGTTCCGAGATGTGGACGTTCCGGGCGGAAGTATCCGCGATAACATCAGTTTCTTGCCATATAAAGAGCCAAGTAACGTTTTATATCAGCTCATGGGCGATATTGTAGAGGAAGGCCGAAGATTTGCCTCTGCTGCGGACGTAAAAGCCGCTGATATGAACGCAGAAGCGCCCGTAGGCACCACATTGGCCATATTAGAGCGGTCAATGAAGGTAATGAGCGCCATTCAGGCCCGATTACACGCCTCAATGCGCGTAGAATTGCGGATATTAAGCAATTTAGTCCGCGATTTTGGCCCAGAACAGTACCCGTACCTCGAAGGTGATAAGGATTTAGTGTCACAGGACTTCGATGAGCGTGTAGACATCATTCCAGTCAGCGATCCTAACGCAGGAACGATGGCTCAGCGCATTATGCAGTACCAAGCGGCATTACAACTGGCGGCACAGGCTCCAGAAATGTACGACATGCCGTTATTGCACCGTCAGATGTTAGATGTTCTTGGTATTCAGGACGCAGACCAGATCGTTCCCACAGAAAATGACATGAAGCCTACCGATCCTGTCAGCGAGAACATGGATATCATTAACGGCAAGCCGGTCAAGGCGTTTATTTACCAAGATCACGAGGCTCACATCCAGACTCATATGTCCATGATGCAAAACCCACAGATCATGCAGATTATGAGCAAGAGCCCCAACGCCAAGAAGGCACAAGCAGAGCTGGCTGCTCACGTTCAAGAGCATTTGGCATTCCAGTACCGCACGGAGATAGAAAAGCAGCTAGGCGTGGAGCTTCCTACGCCCAACGAGCCGCTGCCTGAGGATATTGAGTACAGAATATCTAGGCTTGTGGCCCCGGCTGCGGCACAGGTGACTGGCAAAGCAGCACAAGAGCAGCAGGCTCAGCAAGCTCAGCAGAAGATGCAAGATCCCATTGTTCAAATGCAGATGCAAGAGTTGCAAATCAAGCAGCAAGAGGTTCAGCAGAGAGCACAGGCCGAGATGGCTAAAATCCAGTTAGAAATGCAGAAGGCTATGGCCAAGTCAGACCTAGATAGGGAAAGATTGGAGCAGCAAGAGCGATTAGAAACAGCTAAGTTGGGTGCAAAGATAGCTGAAACGAATACGAAAGAAGAATTAGAAAATGCAAGAATAGCTTCACAAGACCAAATAGCAGGCGCTAAACTAGGCGTAGAGATTGCTAAAGAGGTCATGGGAGACAAGTGACAGAAGGACTAGACATCTTTGACTATTTAAGGTCAAATGTTAGAGAACAGATGAATAGCATCGCTGATCACATGAGTGGCGGTGCTTGCAAAGATTACGCAGATTATACTAAATGCTGCGGAATAATTCAGGGTCTAGCTCAAGCAGAGCGCGAGATCTTGGACGCTAAGGCTCGATACGAGCAAGCGCAATAACGACTCTAGGCGTTTCCTAGTGCAAGCGACTTCGGGCGCAATCCCGATGCAAGGAGAGAACATGAGCGAAGCAGCTCAGCAACTAGAGACCGATGAGTCTCGCAACGCAAATCAACTTCCAGACCCCAAGGGTTACAAGATTTTGATTGCGCTCCCAGATCCCGATTCAGAGTATGATGGCGGGATAATCAAATCCAAGAAGACTATGCAAGAAGAGGAACTTGGTTCTATCTGCGGGATGGTTTTGAAAATGGGACCGGATTGTTACAAAGATCCCAATAGATTCCCCACTGGTTCGTTTTGCAAAGAGGGCGACTGGATTATCATGAGGTCTTACTCAGGCACTCGATTCAAAGTCCACGGCAAAGAGTTCCGTTTGATTAACGATGACAGCGTTGAGGCTGTAGTTGAAGATCCAAGAGGGATTGTAAAGGCATGAGCGAAGCAGCCGATACCCAAGAGCTGGAGACCCAAGAGGCTCCCCAAACCGCAGAAGATAAATTCTTTGGTGTAAAAACCACGCACACAAAGCGCAAGGCCGATCAAGGCTCTGAGTCTAGTGAGTACGAGTTCGAAGTTATTGATGACCGTCCTCCAGAAGACAGGAGACCTAACAAGGCCGCATCCTCTGAAGAGAGTGATGATGAAGAGCTTGGTCAGTATTCTGACAAAGTTCAGAAAAGGCTGAATAAGCTTAAGTTTGATTACCATGAAGAGCGTAGACAGAGAGAAGCCGCAGAGCGCATGCGGGAAGAGGCTGTCAAGATTGCTCAGCAATACGCTAATAAAGCCCAAGAACAAGAGTCTCTTATTACTAGAGGCGAGGCTGCGTTAGTAGAGCAGATCCGAGAACGCGCCCAACTAAATCTTGAGAAAGCAAAAGACGGATATCGGAGAGCCTACGAAGAGGGTGATACCGATGGCGTGGTAAATACTCAAGAGCAAATGGTTAAGGCTCAGGCAGAGCTGGCCGAGATTGAGCGTTACAGAGGTAACATTCAAAATCAAAACCAGAATACCCAAGCCTATCAACAGCAAGCCTATCAACAGGAAGTTGCTAGACGAGCTGCTCAAAACGTAGCTGCCCAGCAACAGCAACAACCTCAGGTACAAGTTACGCCAGAGGCTGAAGAATGGGCAAGCAAGAATACATGGTTCATGGCTGAGGGTCATGAGGACATGACTGCTCTAGCCTATGGAGCACATACGCAAGCCGTTAGGTCTGGCATTGATGTAAGATCTCAGGAATACTTTGATTACATCGATGGAAAGGTCCGAGCGGCTTTCCCTGATTACGACTGGATAGAGTCAAGCGATACAGATGGCCGTAGCGCGTCCGTGACTTCCAGTAAGCCCTCGACGGTGGTGGCACCTTCCGCAAGGAACAACGGTGCCAAACCGCGCAAAATACGGTTAACGGCCACTCAAGTAGCCCTCGCCAAGCGACTTGGGTTAACAAATGAACAGTATGCCCGACATGCCGAAATGCTCTAAAGGAGAAAGGTAATGGCAACAGAGCGCACCCCTAGAGAAAGCGACACGCGAGAAGAAGAACAGTTCCGATCAGATGATAGTTGGAATCCGGCATCTATATTGCCGACTCCACGCGATCAAGATGGTTGGGTGTTTCGTTGGATTCGGACCAGCATTCTAGGACAGTCTGACAACACAAATGTATCTAGATCCTTCAGGGAAGGATGGGAGCCCGTAAAGGCTGAGGATCACCCTGAACTCATGATAGAGTCAGATTACAATTCTAGATTCAAAGGCAATGTCGAAGTCGGTGGTTTGTTACTTTGTAAAGCTCCAGAGGAGAAGATCAAGTCACGAACCAAGCACTTTGAAAAGGTTGCTGCGAACCAAATGGAATCCGTTGACAATAACTTCATGCGTGAAAATGACCCTCGTATGCCGCTTATGAAACCTGAGCGAAGTACGAGAACAACATTTGGCAGAAGTTAAACTCGAAAGAGTAAGCTTCTAGTTATCAAGGAGGCCAATAATGGCTACATCTGCAACCCCAATGGGTGCGGAACCTACTGATACGCTGAGTGCTAGTGGCTCTTTCACAGGAAAAGTTCGGCACATCAAAATAGCAAGTGGGTACGGCACAGCTATCTTTTACGGCGACTTCGTAAAGTTAGTAGC